TTGATGATTTGTTTAAGTTGTGATAATTTCATTTACTGGGTGTGTTTATTAATTAGAGCTCCTAAGGGACTAGTTGCGAAACCTCGTATCCCAGGTCCTGCTTGTAGTATCTTTGTTAGCATTTCCACCTCTGGACTTTTCTCAAGTTGTTGAATGATCCCTTTAAGCTTAGTCTCGTATGCAAGCAGCTTTGGTGCCATTTCTACAGCTTTGTCTACTACATCCTGTCCAAACTTTTGAATCATAGAATCATCGTACTGTGTTCTTATACCATCGTTTGCGTATAGATCAATTACTCTAGTTTCTAAGTTACCGGTATATACCTCGCTCAAAGCTCCTTTGACTTCTTCGCGGATTAGCTTTTTAAATTGTGATGCTTTCATTTTTATTAAAAATTATTTATTATACATATCATATTTTATATCTAAATTTATGCCCTTTAACTTGAGTTAATGGTTTTCCATTAGGATTAGGATGGCTATTTAAAAAATTCCAAATTGCATTTTTCTTAACACCAAGATATTCTGCTGCTGATTGTTGTGTTGGAAATTCTTTAATAAAATTATCTTCTAAATCAAACATTAATATAGGGCATCTAGGAGCAGCTTTTATTTTACTTTTAAACTCATCAGTATGTTGCCATTTTTTTCTTTTAGTCCCAAAATCTAAAGGTTTAGGTTTGTTTTTTAACGCCTCAGATATTTTTTGTTTAGATTCAGGGGTGTGAGATCCACATCCACTTCCTCCACCATTTTCATTTAAACCATTACGAAATGTATTTAATTTATCTATCCAATATCTTTCTTGTTTACGGAGTAAAGCATTTCCTTCATTTCTATTTAAACTAAAAATATCAATTTCTTCTAAAATTTCACAAAAATGAGAATCCCAACCGTATTTAGTTAAGGATTCTCTAAGTTTGTTATTTCTTTTAAATCGTAATGCTTTATGACTTTGAAGACGTTTTTCAATTTCTTTAGATAAACCAATATATGCTTTACCTTCAGGATTTGTAATTTTATAAATTCCTATCATATTGTGTTTTATTATAAATATATAGGAAAAATTAAAGACCCATTATCCCTCACAAGAAACACATTCTGATAAACGTTGTAAATTATCTCCTCTTAATACTGATTCAGTACGTAGGTAGTATAATGTTTTAATACCTAACTTATGAGCCTCTTTATGTACTTGACTAATCCACTTTGGAGTATCATTTGGATCAAAGCATAAGTTTAATGAGATAGCTTGGTCTACATATTCTTGTCTAACGCCATTTTGTCTTACAATTTCTAATTGGTTGATTTCTTTAAATGTTAAGAATACTTCCTTTTCTTCATCTGTTAAGATATAAGACGGAACATTGATTACTGAACCTTGATCTTTTAGAATTTGTTCCCAAACACTATCAATATTATATCCTTTAGTTTCAAGTAATTCCTCTAATATTTTATTACGCTTAATGAATACACCTTTTGCTGTTTTTAAATTATAAACGTTAGCAGGAATAGGTTCAATTGAAGGTGATACACCTCCTGAAATGTGAGCATTAGATACTGTAGGTGCAATTGCTAAGTGATGAGTATGTCTCATACCTGTACCTTTACACCATTCTGGTTCACCATATAATTCTGCTTGGTCGCGAGATGCTTTTAAAGCACCTTTTTCAATAAAGTCAGATATCATTCTTGTATGAGCAGTTGCTTGAATACCTACAAATGGTAAATTCTTTGATTGTAAAAATGTATGCCATCCTAAAACACCAATTCCAATTGCTCTACCTTTAGTAGCAGAACGAACTGTGTTTTCCATAAACTTAACATTTTTAGCTCTATCAATGAATTCTTGTAATACACCTTCTAAGAACCAACAAGTTAACTCAGGTAATGTCATCCCATTTTCAAATGTAAAATCTTTCCATTCATCCCAACGAGCTAAGTTTAAAGATGATAAACAGCAAATGAATGAGTGTAATTCATCTGTGTATAATGAAATCTCAGAACAAATGTTAGTCATTGAAACATTTAAGTTATTTTTCTTATATGCTTCAGGATTTGCATTATTAACATTATCTTCAAACATGATATAAGGCTCACCTGTTTCAAGACGTGTTTTTAAAATCTCACCCCACAACTTCATTGCTCTAGGTTCTTTATTGTCTAGGTCAGTCATAAACTGATCATCAATAACAACACACTGGTGTAAATTTAAACACTGGCGATTAACATCACCTTTTGGTCTACGAATTTGTAAAAATTCCTCAACATCTGGGTGATTAATGTTTAAGTTAACTGATGCTGCTCCTCTACGAACTGAGCCTTGGTTGGTAGCTAAAATAGTTGAGTCATAAATTTTAGCCCATGGAACAATACCTTCAGACACACCATTGTCTTTAATTCCTTTACCTCGGCCTCTAATGCGAGATAAACCAATACCTACTCCTCCACCTTGAGATGATAATCTCATTAATTCAGAGTTAGCATCTGCAATACCTTCAATACTATCTCCAACATCAATACCAAAGCATGAAATTGGCATTCCACGTTCTGTACCTAAATTTGATAATACTGGTGATGCTAAGCATAACCAATTCTTAACTATTGCCTCGTAAAAGAATGGTTGTAAATCTTTACGTTTTAATCTGCGTGCTGCTGATTTAGTTACTCTCTTATATGCGTCAAACACATCTTCATCAGGTAATAAATAACCTTTTGAAATCATACTAACTGCAATCTCATCCATCCAACTTGGGTAGTTCTTCCCCTTAACCCATCCATCTGTGTCTACTTGTATACTCATTTTTTGTTTTTTATAAATCGTCCCAATCTGCTGTTGACTTTGAGTAACTAGTTACTCTTCCTGCAAAGAAATCTTGATGCGTTTTACCGCTTGTTAAATGACCAAACCACTCAATTTGTTTTAGTAAGTTTGGATCAATATCATTATAAATTGCTTTATAACCTAATTCTACCATTTTCTCATTAGCTCGTGCTTTAATGAAGTTTTTTAGTTGATTAACATTTAATCCATCAACATCTCCCATTTCAAACGCTTTATCAATAAAATCAAACTCTAATTGTACTGCTATTTGACATGCTTCTATTACTGCATCTCTTAATCTATCATTATCTAGTTCAGGTTGTTCATTAAGTAATGTTCTAAACAACCAACATCCTGCTTTAGAATGTAATGATTCATCTCTAACACTCCATTCAACAATCTGACCTGTTCCTTTCATTAAGTTTCTTAATTGGAAACTCATCAATATAGCAAATGAACTAAACAAATTTACTCCTTCAGTGAACGCTGAGAATATAGCTAATGATAATGCTCTTTCCTCTAATGTTTCACCTGGTGTTTCAATTAAGCGTTCAATTTTTGCTTTTGATGTTTCATCCTCTAAAAACGCTTGAAAATCATCTAAACCTAATTCTTCATTCAAACGAGCATAGGCTTCAGCATGAATTGATTCAAAATCAGCAAACACACGAGCCATTGCTTGTATTTCAGGTTTTGGAAACCATATTGATACTTTTGTTGACCAATAATCGTTTACATGAACCTCTGTTTGAGCAAATGACTTTAATATGTTTCCAATTAAATTCTTCTCCGATTCTGTTAATTTGCCTTTCCAGTCACCTAAATCTGATGCTAATGGAACTTCGTCTGCTAACCAATGTGAACGATGTTGATCTTTATAAAAATCAAACGCCTGTTGGTACTCAAACGGCTTATAAAAATTTCTTATTTCAGTAATCATATATTTTAATATAATGTTAAGATTGTAATTCGAAGAATTTCTTTTGAAGAATGTCTCGATCTATGCTATTTATTTCACTAAAACTATTTACTGGTTTTGATGGTGTATATGATTCTTCATTATCATCGTAGTCATTAAAGATTTCAAAACGACCTGTTGATGTATCAATTTTTGCTCCAAATGTCATACCGTCTCCTCCGTATCTGTTTTTCATAAAGTGAAATCTACCTGTGCCTGCTACTTTGTCTTCTTTCTTACGTGAGAGAGAAATAGCCACATCTGTAATCATGACTTTGTCATAGCTACCTGCGGCCTTATCACCCTCAATAATGTCATCTTTAGCTCCTGCTCTATTAACTTGAGATACACTCCATATAGGGAGTTTTAACTCACGGGCAAGACCTTTAGTACTGAGATAAATATCATCAATTTCATCCTTACGCTCACGATTGTTTCTTTTTGATCGAAGTAAGTCTACATAATCAATAAGAATTAGATCTGGTTTAAAATCTTGGTCAATACATTTTTGAATATGTGATTCTATTGTTGAGATAGATGCTTTACCAGGTGAATATTCTTTAATAACTAAATTACCTGGTAGTTCTATTATTTCTTTTTCAACTTGGTCTTTAAATTCTGTAATATTATTGACAGGTATTCCTGTTAAACAAGCATCATATCGTAATCCAACATATGCTTCACCTAACTCTAAAGTATAATGTACTACATTAAAACCTAATTGAACAGCATGTGATCCTAAAGCAATTAATGCCCATGATTTACCTCCTCCCGGGTTACCAAATATTAACCCAAAGTCGCCCTCACCTAAACCACCTTGTAATAAGTCATTAAATAAAACCCAAGGTGTAGCGATTGGATTTCTATATTCTTTTCTATATCGAGATTCAATATCTTTACTATATTCTAACCCTAAATTTTTATCACCACCAGCTTTTAAAGCATTATCAACTAAATTTCTAATTGAATCATAATCACCAGCATTTAATAAATCTACTGATGTTAATAATGCTTTCTTTAATTGTTGGTTTTTACAGAAATTAGAAAACTCTTCCTCTACATAAGCTAAATCATCATCTGATGCTTTATATGCTTCTTTTAACTGTTCCTTAATTGATAATTGTAGAACTTCATTATCTATTTTCTTTACTTGTACTTTCAAGACTTCCATACTTGGTGTAGTATGGTATTTGTCATAGTATTTTAAGATTTCGCTTATGACCCATTTATGAGCTGAGTTGTCAAAATACTCCTCACTTATAATGTCATGTATGTTGACTAAAAATTCCTTATGTGTTAATAAGGAAGATATTACTTTCGTTTGGAAATGAATACCATATGATGATAATGTAGAAAGTGTCATAACTTTTATTTATTTAAAACTGTTTAAAACTTTGAATGTGTCTCTAATCCAATACTCTACATTTTTGATTGTGTGGTGTAACCCATCTTCATTATATAACTTAATAAACTCAGTTGTTTTAGTTTTTTCAATTGGTTGTTCAACTATATTCTCAATATGTTTCTTTTCACCCTCATCTAGTAACGGATTACCTAAATCCATAATCAAATAATTGTTCCTAATACTCTCATTATTAAAAACCACCCTGGAATAAATAATATTGTCTTTGTATTTAGACTCACTTATTTCAAAAACCTCTTCTAAAGTCATTTCTTTCTCTGCTAATTCAGGAAACAACTTAAATAACTTTTTAGGTCCTAATCCTTGTACTCCAGGTATCTTATCTGAATTATCACCCATTAATGTCTTATATAATATAAAATTATGAGGTGGGAGGCCAAATTTTTCCTTTACTAGTTTTGGAGTGTAATACTCTTTAACCATAGGACTATAAACTGTTATATTATCATCTACTAATTGTAAAAAATCTTTATCCGCTGACACAATTATACATTTGCTGTCGTATTTAGTTGCCATATAGCGGGATAAATACGCTATGATGTCATCTGCCTCGACTTTATCAAGCATAATAAGATTAACGGGTAAACACCTTAAATAATGAATGAGGCGAGCAATTTGATTTACTTTAGATTCATGTTCTTCATCTAAGTTATCAAATGTATCATGATTAGTCATTCGAGCTTGATTCCTACCTGATTTGTACTCCGGGAGTAAGTTCTTCCTATTTACAGAAGAACCCACTCCGTCGAATACAATATACACAGATGTAGGTTTATTTGTGTTAATTAGAAAACTTAATGATCTTAAAAAACCACCTAACCCACCAACATGAACTCCGCTTTGGTTAACATAATTCAATACTGCAAAGTTTCTTAAAAATAGATTTAAACCATCTATAATTAATACTTTATCATGTTTTGAAAATGTACCTGTAACTTCATCATCGTCTCCTGATTTAATGTCATCTAATAACCGAAATAAATCTTTTTTATCCATTTTAATCCTCGTCAATTAATGTAATATTTTCTTTACTTTCTTCCCATTCTGATTTATCCTCAGCAAGACCAATACCATCAATACTACCTAAAATATGTACCCATTCATGAGCATGTTGTTTTTTATAGTCAGCAATATCTTTGTTATCATCTTGAATAAAACCGTGAATTGTAGCTACAACTGTATTTTTAGTTTGTAATCCAGTAACGTGATTTTTATCTACTGCTACTTTAGTACGAACCGCAAATTCAACTTCCTTACCATCCTTAGTTGCTTTTAATTTACTTGTACCACTATTAGTAATATTACCAAATGTTAGTACAATAGAAGCATCTAAAAACATTGTCTCACCATTTTTCATTTTCATTTTAGGTTGAGCAAACATATTTTCAGCTGGTGCTATCCATATTTTGTTAACTGCTACCATTGAATTTGTGTATGGTGATGATTCTTTTCTTGATAATGGGAAACGTTGATTAATAAAATTACCAAACTGTTGTGATACTGCACCTGCATTCCACATCGGATTGTTTTTATTCTGTTCAACACTCATTTTACAAGGTATAGAACCAATTGAATCCCAGAAGAAACATAAGTCATAAGGTAAATTACCTTTCTTTTGTTCGTCTAACAAGTCAGCTATAAACTCTGCTACATCTTCAATAGTTCCTAATGAACTTCTGTCAGTATATAGGAAAAATCCTTTATAGTCTATAATTTCACCTGTTGCTTCATCAACAATGTCATCAACTTGGAAACCCATTTGTTTAGCATGTTCCCAAGACCATTTCATCTCTGTAATAATGAACACAGGCAAAATGCCCATTTTCTGGGCATTAATTGCTAGTTCTAATAACGCAGTTGTTTTACCTGTGTTACTGTGTCCTCTTAAAAGATTAATATGTCCTATTGCTGCACCTGGAAGTGAAGTTGAATCTTGTAATGCTTCAGAAAATGGAATCCATCTCTGTTCTTTAAACTTAACAGTTGTGTTAAGTAGTTTTTTCTCTTTAAATTTATCTAGGTTAAAACTAGATTTCATTTCAGCAGAGACCGCTGTCATTAAAGATTCTTTCTTTTTAGCCATATAAGTTTTTATTTATTTAGAATGGTGAACCTTCGCCTTCGCTTTCTTCTTCATCATCAAACAAAGAGTCAAACTTATCTGCTTTAGATACTTTAGCTACTGGTGCTGCTTTCAAACTATAGTTAGTTTTAGGCTCTTCTTGTGCTTTAGCAATAATCGGATCTACATCTTCGTCTACTTCAACCGCTACTGTCTCTTCCTCTTCTGGGTTTAAGAAGTTAGCTAAAATAGTTTTAAGATCATCAAATGCAGTTTTACGTTGTAATTCAAGAACACTTGGTTGTTCAGTTAACCACATTTTAATAGTTTCTTTATCAGAACCTAGTGGTGATGTTTTAGGCTTAACACGAATTGATGATTTCAACCCTTGACGACCACCAATATCACCTGTTACTACATCAACTGTAAAGTCACGGCCTTCATTAATGTCAGTAAAATCTCCATAATCTTCATCCTCAGCAATACCTAATAATTGCATATATATTTCTTTTCCAAACTCCCAAAGGCGAACACCTTTTTCTTCTTCTCCACGAACAACTACAGGAGCAAAAACTCTCATTTTTGGATCTAATTTCTTAGCCAACTGCCAGTTTTCTTTTTCTTGTGTAGTACGAAGTGATTTTGCAAACTCAACAATTGGATCTTTTTCACCCCAGTTTGTTAAAGCATAGATTGGGAATTTTGAGAACCCGTAGTGTACAAACACTTCTTGGAATGGGTTACTCTTGTTTAACACTGAAGGTACTACTCGGATTTGATACTTCCCTTCGGCTTTAGGCTTCCAATAATACTTGGAATAGTCAACCTTTTCTTTCTTGGCGCCTGATGACTGTAGAGAGCTTAGTCTCTGTTTAATCGCATTGATGTCCATTTTTATTTGGTTTTAAATTGTTACTATTTTAATATACTACATTTTTATTAATAGGCCAAGTTAGCTAATACAAGCTCTTAAAATGCCTTTTCTCGTAGTGTTTTCTTTAACGTATGTACCTTATAATTCAATGATCTTGAATACCTTTGTATTCAATTGTTTTAACTCATTATGTTGGGTTAATAATATACTATTTCTATAGTGGGGCCAATTTACTCTATAAGACATATCAACTACTCCATCATTTAACTTTTTAATAAGTTCATTTAGAGCGTTTATAGTATAAAGTGTATTGGTTTCTTTTTTACGATGAACTAGAATTGTGTTCTCAGGGATTGTATTTACATTACCTTGATCAACATTGTAAGTGACAACATATTCATTTGTGCTTTTAACAAACAATACAAACATCTTGTTATACATGATAGTGTAGACAGTAGATAATTCACTTACTAACTCATCTAATTCCTCACCACTTGTGAATGTGCAAAATAACTTATTAGTCATCAAATCCTTAGTATTAACATTGTTCGCGTCATACATATCATAGTTTGATTTAAAAGTCATAATCCGCCCCCCCATTAATTTTTATTGATAACTTCATTTCTTTAAATATATTTTTGATCTGTTCTAATTCTTGCTCTTCATCTTCATCCCAATCAAGCAAAAATGAGTCATATGTGTATAAAACTATTTTAGTATGTTTACCTGTTAATATTTTATGAATCTTAAGTAATATACCTATGTTTGTTGATGTTTCTAGGTTTTGTAAGATATAATTGAATAATTTTTGTGGATTCATATTCTCTAATGAATCCTTTTTAAATATATAACCTGATATAGGAGTGTTAATAAATCCTTGTTCATTAAACAATTTCCATTGTTCTTGAACATATGTTTGTATTTTTTGGAAGAATGGGAGTGATTTATATTCTTTAAATACTCCTCCATATAACTGTTTAAATGTTAATTCTTTTGCTTTAGCATAGTCTACGCCATACATGCTAGCAAAATCAGCATGAATATCAGGGTTGTCAAATTCATGAGAAACCAGTTGTCCAGCCAAAGTCGGATGGTATGCAGAAATATCAATTTCAAGAAATTCATTGTTTTGTGGTATAAAGCTTGCTCTTGAGTGGTTGTCTTTCTTTAGAGCAGCGAAGTTAATGCTATTAAAGGCATTAGATGGGCGTCTGGTTGTAGTATTGAGGTTATATTGAGTAAACACCCTACTATCATGTACTGAGTATAAGCTATTATTTGGTTCATAGTATTTATAAAACTTGTCTTCATTAATTTTAATTCCGTTTTTTTCAATTCCAAAAAATGCTAAAGCACCTTTATTATAGAATTTAACATATTCTGGTTTAGGATTGTTTTTTCGAGTTGAGTATAAATATTCTCACAAACCTCATAATGCTTAACTATTGGAATTATTTTATTAATATCCGTTTTATTAGGATGTTTTCTATAAAAGATATCAAATACAGGTTCAGATGGTGTTTCTATATGTTTAATAGAAGAAATATCTGTTACTTTATTTAATTGAAAGTAGTATAGAAATGATTTTTTATCCCTAACATAAACTGTATCTATATGTTTTAATAATTTTTCAAGGTATGTTTTTCCAAGTGACATTGTCTCACTATGGTCAATACAAAACATATATCCTTTAGAATCATAAGTTGGTCTAATATAGACTAAACATACATCATTTAAAGCAGGATGAATATGATTATGATAGGGAATAATCTCAACAAAGACTTCTTTATAGTCTTGATTAAAAAATTCTCTTAATTGATCTTTAGTTTCTACTAACCAATACATAACCTTTATTTTCTAATAATATAGTAATAAAGATATTTTAAGCCAAGTTATTGTAAATAGAAAATGCAGTTGTATGATCTTGAAGCATTAATGATATAAAGTAATCTAATTTAGAATCATCTAAATAAAAATCTCTAATCATTTGATCAAATTCATCAATTCTATTTTCTATAGATACTATTTTTTGAGATAAATCAGATGGGTTATTAAATAAAGTAAAACGTACTTTAGCATCCATAGTATCAAGTAATTCTAAGATATAATTTGTACTTAGTTGTGTAAATCTATTTTGTATCATATTTTATACTTATGTGTTAAATATTCCAAAACTATATTGATTAACTGTAGGTCCATTAGCTATACTAGTACTCACTTGAAGTGAAATTTCATCTCCTAATACTACAGATGCACTGTTAATTATATTAGAATATAAACCTGCTGCTTGCCCTCCGGAAATATTTATTTTAACATTAGTAGCTACACCATTAACTTTAATAGTGAATGTAGTAAAACTAGTAGCAACAGCGGCACCATTAGTTCTTATATAAATATTTTTTAATGTACCAGCCTGTGGTGTTACTATTTGACGTTGTGTTTCATTAGCAGATACTGTTGTAGTTCCAAATGGTAAATGAGTAACTATGGGGTTGGTAAAACCACCACCCGCCCCTGCATAGTTACCAAATATAATCAAAGCAGCATTTGGGGCTGTAGAAGCTGTTAAAGCATTTGTAGCCCAACTAGCAGTACCAAATAATGAACCTGTTATACTACCACTTACATCTAATGAGCCTGTAATTTGAAATTGTGAACCAGATGCAAAAACTAGGTTTGATCTAGCAGCATCACTAGTGCCATTTCCAATTATAAAAGCACTTTGTGCAGATGAGGATATATTATATTGTCCTTGGACGTGTTGGAATGAGCCTGATGCTACTGTATTAAATCCTTCAGCATGTGAACCTATTCCTATAGCTATACTTGAAGAACCTTCTGCATGTGATCCTTGCCCATTCGCTTGAGTAAAATAACCTTCTGCATGACTACCAGTTGCTGCTGCCGCAGTTACTGTTGAAACTCCTTCAGCATGGGAATATTGTCCATTTGTTGTTGTATCTTGTCCTTCAGCATGTGAACCTATTCCATTAGTTACAGTATCATCTCCTTCAGCATGTGAATAATTATTATTTGCATTACTAGTGTATCCTTCAGCATGAGAATAATTTCCGGTTGCTCTTGTTCCAAATCCTTCAGCATGTGAACCAACTCCAATAGCATAAGTTGGATAATATTCATACCCACCTTCTCCATCAGGTAGATAATACCCTTGTCCTTCGGCATGAGAATAATTTCCTTCTGCTAAAGTAATATTTCCTTCTGCGTGTGAACCAGTTCCTGTAGCTCTATTCCAAAAGTCTAAAGCAGTAGTATCTCCTACACCTTCGGCATGTGAATATTGTCCTGAGGCTAATGTGTTTTGTCCTTCAGCATGTGAATATATTCCAGATGCAGTAGTATTAAATCCTTGTACATGAGAGAATAATCCTGATGCTAATGAAGCTGATCCTTGGTTAAAGGTTCCTCGAATTGAGGTAGATCCTGTCACTCCTAAACTACCTGTTATTAAAGCAGAACCGGTAAATGGAAATGCTGCTCCTCCACCTGCGGATGTTAGAGCAAAGGATGCTGTTAAAGCCTGTGTTGCATATGATGCTGTACCTTGAAGTGATCCTGTAAATCCACCTTGACTATTAACACTTCCAGAGAATATGGCTGGTCCTATGTTTGTAAAAGTACTTGAACCTGATACTATTAATGAACCTGTGATGGTAGTAGTACCTATTATGTTTAATGACCCTGATATAATAGCACTTCCGGTGAATGGGAATGTTGATCCACCACCTCCTCCACTACCAGTAAATTCCTTTACAATATTGCCTGATCCACTACCATAAAATAGTTTCCCATCTTTAGTATTAATAGCTAATTCACCCTGCTGTAATGAAGAGGGAATTACTCCTGACCCGGTACTATTTTTTATTATTATTGTAGCCATTCTTTATTATAAATATTAAAAAGTTCCTCCATCTATTGTTCCAAAAAACTCACCTGTAACATTTAAAGATCCAGATACATCTAAAGCATGTTGAGGATCTACTACATTAATACCTACTTTACCATTCCCAACTGAGCCTGAGAATGCATAATTTTCATCATCTATTTGTGCATATGATCCAGTAGCAAATATTATTGCCCCGATATTAATAGAATCTACTCTATTTTGTTCTAGGGTAATGTTATTACCAATGATGATATTGTTTGGACCTACACCATCTCCTAAACTAGGTACAAATTTAGCACTATAATTAATACCTGCTCTGTATCCTATAAAAATAGAATGACTTGCAATAGCAGCTTTTTCTCCAGCTGCATAGCCTATAAAATTAGAATAAGAGGCGTTAGTAGCATTTGACCCAGCACCTACACCTAAGAAATTACTATATTGAGCACTAATAGCATTGTAACCTGCGCTTTTGCCTAAAAAGTTTGAAAAATCAGCATTAGAAGCACTGTAACCTGCGCTTTGGCCTATAAAATTTGAGTTAGCAGCATTTGTAGCATCTCTACCAGCTTGAGAACCTAAAAAGTTAGAACTATTAGCATTTGTAGCATCTCTACCAGCTTGAGAACCTAAAAAGTTAGAACTATTAGCATTTGTAGCGCTTTGCCCAGCGTTATCACCTAAAAAGTTAGAGTTATTGGCAATTGTAGCGGTATAACCAGCACTATTACCTAAGAAATTAGAACTACCTGCATTAGAACCACCATTGCCAGCATTATAACCTAAGAAGTTAGAGCTACCAGCACCAGTAGCATCCATACCAGCTTGAAAACCAAAAAAGTTAGAGTATGCAGCACCAGAGGCACCATTACCAGCGGTAGCACCTAAGAAATTAGAATAAAAAGCATTAGTAGCGTTTAAACCTGCACCTGCACCTAAAAAGTTAGAGTAAGTAGCAAGGCTAGCATTTTGTCCTGCGTTGTTTCCTATAAAAATAGAGGAAGCTGCATTAATAGCATTATTACCAGCATTTGATCCAAATGCAACAACACCATTATTACTTATATTACTTGTCGCGGGAGCTGTTGAGTATAACGAACTACCTGTTACAGTTATGGGGTATGATGAAGTAACAGCGCTCGCTATAATAACCAGTGAACCTGTTCCATCATAGACACTAGAACCACTAATTTGAAGAACTCGTTGGTAACTATCTTCTATATTTTGACCTGTGAAATCTAAAGGTCCGCTCATAACTTATTTTATTTAGGTAGTTTAGCAACTATCCCATTTATAATTTCTTGAACATAATTTTGTTCAATTTTGTTTTCTTGTAAGTAAGTACCAATTATATTGTTTACTTTATCTTTTTTAATAGTTAAGTTTTTAACATTGATGTCTTCTTTAACCAACATTTTAACTATTCTGATGATATGTTCAGTTACAGGATCAACTTCTTGTATTCCTGTAATTTGAATTTTAGGAGTAGTATCTTTTATTACTTCAGCATCGTTAGATTTAACTTCTACAGTTACTTTACGAGATGAATCTACTATAAAATCTGATTTCCATGGACTAAAATATGTATCCTCTGCTATGACTTCAAGCTTTATTTGACCTGAGGTGTTATCTTCTAGTAATCCTTTTAATTTTTTAATAGGAATAGAGCATTTTCCGTCTTTATTAATTGTTCCTTCAAACATTAAATTAACATCTTCAGACTCAATGATTAATCGGGCTGAGCTGTTCTTTAATGAAGCACCTTCAAGTTTAATATTACACTCAAATACTTCAGGTTTATCTGTAAATAATTTATACATTATAATTCTACTTTTATGTTTATTCCCAATACTTCCTTAGCAACTAAGGATATGTCCGTTATACGTATTTTACGTTCTAGTACTTCTTTAGTTTCTTTGTATTCTCTGCCTTCTACTTTACAAAGTAATTTAATAAATCGCTTCTTTTCCTCTTTAGGTCGACGTTGCCAAAAATCATGTTCATCATAACCTCCACCTTGAATAGCACCAATTATACCATCTATTAATGCGCAATCATCCCAAGTAAACGGATTAATGCTTTGATTCGGGAATGGATTCGCATCCCAAGAGAAATTCGCGTTACCCCACTGAAATGGCGTTCTTGTACTCATTAAAAAGTACCTCCATCAACTAATTTGCTTAAATTAACATTAAATTTATCACCATCACCTTTTGTGAAGGAAATATTTGTGTTTGAAGAATTAGCAGCAAAGGATGCTGATATTAATAAGGAGCCTGTTGATTTGCCTTCTATACCTGTTAATCCTGTTCCATCCCCAAAAAATGAACCAGAAAATGATCCTGAGTAGGATCCTATATTTGAGACGTCTATTGGAAATAATTCTGCCATTTATTTTTTGATATAAATATTAATAAGAACTACCACCAGATGATCCACCACCTGATGAGTAGTTTGGTAGAGTAGTTGGTTGTATGTTATTAGACATCATTTGTGATCCTGTTGAAGATTGGAATGTACTATTTATAGGTATTAATATACTATGAGAATCAATAGAGTGAGTAGCCCCAACCATAGGTCCTTTATCCGGGTGGATATGGTAAGATCCTATATACTCTCCTCCATTTGGAGTTTTAAATTCTTTTCCACTTGTATATAAATTATCTTGAGTTGGAGCTTTATAGTATTTAAGATAATCTTCTTTTAAGTATAAGCCAAGACCTAATGCTTTTTCTCTTTGCTCTGCTAGTAATACCATATTTCTATTTGTATTATAAATAGTATTTACATCACCTACAAGCTGCCATTGAATTGAAAATTTAATATATAATGTTGTGTTAACAGTATTGTATTGATCTTTTGTTAATTCATCAAATAAGTATTCGTTTCTTTTTTTTCTAAAATAACGAGTAAATACTCCTAATTCATAATCTTTAGGAGTTGGGAACATAGGTGGTATATCAGTTGTAACAAGTGAATTTGGATTAGGAGTAACAGGTTGGGTTGTTGGATTAACAGGAATTATTTCTTCATTATTTCCATCACCAGGATATCGACCAGTATATGTTTTACCATTAAATAACTTATAATAAAATCCTGAGTATAAAATTCCACCACGGTTAAAGTTTTTAACAGTTTTATACTCATTACCATTGGTTTGGAGATTTTGTTGAATTTTATTTTTAGGGTAGTAAGCCATTATTGATAATATTATATAGGGTCACCATTCCAATCAGTTGTATACACTCTACTATCATTTGGAAAATATGTAAAATGCCAAAATTCTTTAGCTGCTCTACCTTCAGTCCATGACCATCCATAATTTACTCCATTTTCTCTAATCCATTTTTGGACATTTATCCCTTGATTATTATTTGGAGGGAATATATCTATAGCTAATCCTAAACCATGATTTGATGTTCCAGGGAATGCTGCATTTACTGTTCCATTTGTGTTTATTTTCTTGCGCTTTGCATTTCTATTATAATTTGCAGCTGTGTCTGATCGATTTCCTCCGGTTGTTACATAAAGATTCCAGTCAAATATACTATCTTGTTCATTAAATGTTCTATATGAGTCTGTAAGATTATATTGAATCCCTGCTGTATCCATAGCTGCTTTCATTTGTATAAATGCATCTGCTGCTGCTATAACAAGTCTATTGTTACCAATACCTATATCCTTTAATGCTGAATCTGGGAATCTTCCATTACTACCATCTTCTCCTCCACCTCCACCATCATCTTCATCTTGATTAATAGAAGTATAATTATCTACATTAGGTGGATTAGATATAACAACATCATCATATTTTGGACCACATATGCTATTTAATGTAGTTATCCATCCATTTTCATTTACTTGATGTGATACCCCAGAGCATATAAATTGAATTTTATCTTTATAAACACTAGGTAAAAGAGTAGTGTCTATAGTGTATGACTCATAAATACGAGGACCACTTAATCCTAACATTGTTAATTCTAAATCAAATGGTATAAATCCGATTCCTGGGATTGAGCCTCCATTAGTAAATTCACCTATTTCTGATCGGAATATGTCAGACATAGCTCCTTTAATTCTAGATATGTCTTCTTCAGTAGTTACTAATGTATTGACTGAGTTGTTAAAATTAACTAATCTACTAATATTTTGTAAATAAGCATTTTCTACTGTTTCAGTTCCAATACCATTTGGATTACTTCTCTCAGTTATAATTCTATCTTCTAATCCTTCATTCCATTTACTTAACATAGTTGAGTTAGAACCTACTGCATTACCATTCTTTTGAGCTCCAATAGTAGTCATTGTAGCAAAATTATTTGATAATTTAGTTTTAAAATTAACACTTTGAATAAAACTACCGTAATTATTTTTTAATATATTAGCGTTAAATTGGACAATAGATTTAGAAGGTGCTGCTAAACCAGGAATAAATGTATTATCAATTATTTTAAATAAGTTTTCATCTTCATTATACACTACCTCAAAACTGTTTATATTTCCTGTAGCACTTTGGATGCCTTTCATTAAATTAGATAAAAAATCATATAATGAAAGTTCACCATCATCATTAACATTTTTATCTAAAGTTGAAGATATATATTCAGCGTTTACATACATATGCATTAATTTACCTACATATTTTTTATCCGCGTCTTTAAAACCAGTATCTTTTAAATAATCATATAATCCAGTTCCTTCATTATTAGAGGAATAATTACTATCTCCTTCTACAAATGATTGTAAAACAAAATTTTCTCTTCTAGCTCTAACTTCTATAAATGGGGAACTAAATCTTCGCCCTTCTGCATTTTCAACTCTTGCTTGTTGATCTTTAGCATATTGGTATTGGAATTGAGTTATTTCTTGAGTTGTGCCATCTATTCTAATATCTGCTAAAGGAGAACCATTAGCTAATTTAGCACGTAAAGCAAGATTATCTGTATTAGTTCCATCATAAAAATATTTTATACCTAAATCTTCATTATAAAAATTTGTTACATAATTTTTACTAGCTTCTATAGTTATATCAGGAGCTGAGTTAAGATTATCAAATATTAATTCTAAATAATTTATTATAGGGAAGGTATATGTTCCACCACTAGTTAAATAAAAATTTTCTAAATTTCCTTGAATGTTAGTTCCATCTAAAAAGTTATATGATTCTCCAACATTTATATTTGTACTTTCTGGGGAGAATTCGGTTTTAGAAAAAACTTGTCCAAAGTACCCAGCATATGCATTAAAAAATCTTGGTTGTGATGTTGGAATAATATTTCTATCTACAGGAAATACTTTGATATTTCCATAAACTGTTTTAGTTGTTAAATTTCCAGTTTCTGAGCCTTCAATCTGCCCACCAAATAAGGGTATTAAACATATTTTAGGGTCAGTAGAAGCATGTCTAGGGAATGTTAAACAATAATTGTCATTATAGTTATAATCTATTTTAATAACAGGTTCATTACCATTTTTATCACTTTTAGAAGTATCATAATATATTAAAAATGATTCTAATATTCTTAATAAGGTTCCTAATTTTAAATAATATTGAATGTTTTTTGATGTACCATTATTAGCATATGCTCCTTGATTTAATTTAGGGAATGTTTGACATATAATTTCATTCCAAGTTAAATAATTACTTTCAACACTTTCATCAAGAGTCCTATTATATACAGCTTGTAATCCTGTAGATGAAGCTAAAACACTATTACATGCAGACCACTCACCTAAATTTACTCCATGAGCATAATTTCGTGCTGGGTAAACGTGAATTGGTATAGTGCCTAATACTCTATTAATAGTAGTTCTGTAAAAATTTGCTTGCATTGATGGTACAGGAGGTTCACCACTTCCTGAAGTAGGGGAAGGTAAATTAGGAATTGGAGCTCCACTTTTAACAGGATATGATGTATTTATTTTTAAAGATTCAATAATGTCTCCTGTTGATCTAGCTGTTAAAGTTATATCATATCCTCCATCAGGTCTTAAAGTCCAAGAAAAATTAGTTATTAAACCAAAAAATCCATCATAATTACCATTAGAATCACGTCTAGCTGCTTTAATAGCATCTAACATACCTTGATGAGTAGCTCTAGGTGAGCCAGATAAAAACTTATTAGAAAGATTAAATCTATTTTGTTGGAATTCACCATCATTATCAAAATAAACACTATGACCCCATTCTAGTAATATACTATATTTTAAACGTAAATATAAAACTTCAATTATTTGAAATTGTTGAAGATTATGACATTGGATTTCTATATTAGCTTCACGCAATGAACCCCGGTTCATCGCTTTTATACTAATAGATTTAATTCCTGGGGGTGGGACATATCCATAATCTGAGTTAGAGTAAAATCCGTAAGATGTAGGATATTGTCCTATTTCTCCATCATAGTATCCATATCCATTAGTTAATACATCAAGTTTACCTACAGTGTTTTCTGAATTTACAGGATCATAACTTTTAATATATACTGATCTACCCCCATATAATTTAAAATAATTTGCTAAACCATTATCTGTATAAAGTGGATTATTTGGTAACTCTAATTGTGATAATATATCACTATTTACATTTACACCTGATGAGAGACGAATAAAGGGAGTATTTGAATTTTCAAATTGTATTATGTTTTGGTCTTTAAGACCTAAACCTAATTTTTCTTGTCTAACTTGGATTTGAGTTTTGACAAACTCATCAAAACTAGCTCCCACAACGACACCTTCAGCCATATCAAGAGTTTAAATTATTATAACTTGTTAATATATTATTAATATCAGTAGGAATACGAATTTGAGTTCCTACAGGTATAAATATAGAATTTTGTGGTAAGAGACTATTTGCTGTTGATATTATCCACCAAAGAGTGCTATCTCCATAATATTGGTTAGCTAATAGATCATATCGATCACCAATAGTTGTTACAACATATATATCAGTAGAAGAAAGTGATATAGAAGGATATTTAGAATCTCTATATTGTTTAACTCCAATTTCTGAGTTTTTTTCTATTTTTATATATTTGTAACGGTTCATTATTAAGTAAATAAAATATCATTAACATCAGGTTCTGGAAAAGTTCTTTGGAAAGAAGGACCTGGTGGAGGTAATGGGATATCAACATTATTCATTAATGGTGAATAATCTGGGTTAGTAGGTAAGAAAGAATTTTCGAATTCTCCACGAGTAGCTACTGTTTCATTATATTGTCTAGTTATTAGATCTCTATCTTTAATAACATGAGTTCTATTACCAACAAATGCTTCACCTCGCTGGATAGAATAATATAATGTCTTATTTTCAGTTATACCTTCAATTCCTGTATCTACCTCTCCTTCAATTCCTTGATTTAATGGGATCATATTACATTGTACTCTAATACCTTTAGGTAATTGACCTGTGTATAAATTATTTCCAAATGGGATTTTAGTACCATCTTCATTTCTATTTATATCAAATCCCATTTCCATAATTGGGGTAAAAGTAATAGATTTAATAATAGATATAGAGTTTCTTAAATAATCACCCATTGTAAATTTAACTAAAGTACCTCTCATCAAGCCAGCACCTGAGTAATCAGGGGCAGTAGCCCAAACTAATCCATTTAATTTTTGATACATGTTAACCATGTCTGCTCTTGATAGGACTGGGGCTGTAAAGCCAATACTTAAGTCACGAGTAAATCCTTTATATTTGTAAAAATTTTCACCTCTACCAACATATCTATATGCTTCCCAATCACCATTAAATGTATCACTAAAATCATCAATATATGCTCTAAAATTTAGTACAGTATTAGGGCTAGATAATCCTTCATTATTAAGTAATTCAAATTGGAAATCTATAATATCATCTCCAAAATCAAAATTATTATCTGGTGATATAGATAAGTTTGGATTAATTACTTGAGTAGTCCCTTTTCTTTTTCTATTAAATGAAGTTTGTGTTGATTTATATGTGTTATTTTTGTAAGTACTAAAATTTCCATAACCTGAAAATGGTATTGAATATATATTTTTAATATTAGCACTATCTGGGGCTAAGTAAGTTTCAGGAGTTTTTTCAATAGGATAACCAAAAGTAGTTGAATTTGGAATACTTGGTATATATGTTTTAAACGCTAATGGATTTTGGATTCTAATATTAGTTTTGCCAAGAATTCCTAAAATTGATCCTGGGCCCCCAGAATAAGATAATAATGTATTAGAATCTAAACTGATATCATATTTAAGTCTACCTATAGTATCAGTTGTAGGTGTAGCTAATAAGTTTTGTTTTATGTTAAATAATGATACTAAACGATTAACTCCTATTTGGGAACTATTACCTACAAGACTATCAGTTCTAGTTATTTCAAAATATCCTTCTCTACCTCCATCATAATATCCTCTTTTAAATACATTAAATCCTTGTTTATTTAAATGATATCCTATAGATAATACTCCAGCTTGTAAAATAGGTTGAAGAGGATTAAATAACCTACTAAAACCATTTACTACTTTAGCATTTTGTCTTTCTAATAATCCTTGCTTAATGGTAAATAAAAGACCATTTATAGATGCTCCTTGACCAATTGGATTTAAAAATTTAGATATTCTTTTAACATCTTGTAATGAATTAATAGGATTTAAATAACCATTACGCAGTAAAAAATCTGGGGACGAAGGTACATTATCATTTCCCTTTGGGATTAGGGTAACAATATATGGTTGATTACTTGAACCTCCTCCTTTTCTATCATGACCATAAGTTAAATTAGGGTCAGTAGATGTATAATCAGAAGTAGTCTTTAAATTAGTTCTTAGATTAATTAAAGGCATTAACGAGGCGTATTAATTGAATAAGGTAACACTTGTCCGCTTGGTGATATACTTGGTGTAACACCGTTTAAATCCAATTGTGATGGACTAGGCAACGTATTTACTGTCCCATCTAAATACTCTTGGTAAGACGCGTTTACTAAACCTTTATCAGCACCATTAAGTGAATAGGTTTGAAGTTGTGATTGTTGTGTAGCTAAAGGATTTACTGTTGGAGTTACACCATTATATGATGTTAATGAAGATCCTTGTTTTGTAAGTTTGTCTAGTAAGTCCATGATTGTATTGTTTTAATGTTTAATATAAATATTACTTGTTATTGCATTTTGATAGAAGATATATTAGTATTAGTTTGGGTATTATCAGATATCTTTTTACCATCTAAGTAAACTGCGGGAGCTATATTTATAGGGGGTTGAGATGATAGTGTTTTTTTAATAATACTTTCAACAAAACTTTCATCGTTTCTTCCGGCCCCAGGTTTATTAGTTGTACCTACAATATAATCATCTTTACTATATTGAGCTATTATTCCTCCTTTAGGTAAAGAAGCAACTATACCTCCATTTGGGTCAACTCCTGGGGGTGCAATTGCTCCATCATTTAAATTAACTGATTTAACATTCCCGGCTTGTGATTGTGCTCTTTGAGTAGCTGAGTCTTGAGCAGAAAATGCCACAGCTGCTCCTACTACTACAGCTGCTATAGCTGCTCCTAAAGTAAGAGCTGAAGCCGTCATAATTGCATTTATCGCCATTCCTGCTAATACTATGCCTATACCTACTAATATTCCTTTTAATACTCCAGCATTACTAAGTAAAGATGAAAATCCAGATAGCATTTTCCCAAATGGTCCATCTACTATAGTGACAAATATGTCTTTTATTTTTTCAACAGCTTGTTGGAATTTTTCAGCTACAGATTGTTGTTCATATTGCTTAGCTAATTCTTTATCTCCTAATGATGCAGCTGCTTGCTCAGCTGACATTGTTTTACGGAGTAAATCATATTTAGCTTTAGCTTCTTCACCAGTTTTAGCTCCTACTCTTTGTAATGCTTCTTGTTCTACTAAAGTATTAGCTAATTCTTCTCTACTCATACCAACAGCATTAGCAAATGCTTCTTGTTGAATGCGATTCATTTTAGCAAACTCAGCTGAGCCACCCATCTCTCTTTGGATTTCTGATGCTACAGTAGCTATATCATTATTTAACGCAGCTAGACGAGCTGTTTCTAAATTAATTGCTTTACCTGTTAATAATTCTGCTTCTAATTCAGCTGATATGCTATCTTCAAAATTAAGTAATTTACCAGATATAGCTTCTACTTTACCTAGATCAGATCCTAATGCTTTAGCAGCTACAGCTGCTTCAGCTAGTTCTTTAGCACTTCCACCTAATGATAATTTAATAGTATTAGAAGCACCAGCTGTGTCTTTCATTAATTGTTTAACATTAATTGCTAAACCTTTTTGGGCTGCTAATGCTGTTGCCCCACCTAAAAATTCTGAGGTTGTGTCTTGTATACTTTCACCAGTGACTAAAGACATTTTATACATACCAATTAATTCATCATTAGTGTACCCAGCTTGTTCTCTTAATTTAGTAAATGTTTCTAAATCAGCTTGATTAATATCAGCATTAGCTCCTAATGATGCACCAATAGCATTATAAGTATCAGATAATCTTTTACCATTAAGAGCAGCATCTCCCGAACTTGTAGCTATGCTAGTAAATTCTTCTCTAAGTTTAAGAGCGCTATTATAAGACATATTATTATTCTTAGCTAACTCCCCAGCTCCTGCGTCTATAGCTTTAAAAGCATCAAATATTTGTTTAGCTAAAAATGTAACACCAGTCATAGGATCTATTAAAGATTTACCTATAACAGGTCCCATTTTTGAAAAAGCCATACCCATAGCTTCTGTTTTTGAAACAGTTTTACCTGTTTCTTTTTGAATTTTAGCTATTTCTTCTTCTACATCACCTAAAACCTTATCCATACCTGGTAGGTTAGCTAGGAATGGAATTTTACTAATTCCTTTTAATAATGCTCCTGTATTACCTAAAGTTTTATCAATTTTTTTAGAATTATTAACAGCATGTTCAATTTGATCATTAAAAGTTTTTAAAGCACTATTATTGTCATTTAATTGAGCGTTTATATTATTGTTTGCTGTTACAGCGTTTTTATACTGTTCTTCAAGAGCAAGAGATAAATGACGAATATTTTGTAACCTAGTAATTTCAGCTGCTGTTTGATCTCTGGCATTTTCTAGATCTTTTTTTCTTTGGCTAGCTTTTTTCTGTAAAGTTTCTAATTCTTTAGTAGATAAACGACTAATTCCTTGTTGATGATATTGTAATTTAGAAGCTAAACTTTCTAATCCTTTAAAACCAGTAATAGTTTTACTCACACCACTGTTCATGTTTTTTATTTCATCAACAATGTTAGTAAAAGAAGTTAAAGAAGAATTTACATCTCTTAAAAGATCAGCATATGCATCCCTAAGTCGAACTAATTCAGCACTAGCACGACCTTGTTGTTCAGCCATTTGAGCTGCGTTTCTAGCAGCGGCCTCAGTAAACCCGTCTATTTTTTTATAGAGGTTAACTAATTCTTGTACTTCTTGGGGTGATAATTGCGCCATAGTATATTATATAGATATAAATATAGAGAAAGCCAAGAATTAATACTTGGCTGCTCTTTTACTGTTATTTAATTTTCCTTTTAGGTGAGCGGGAATATCTACTTTACCCTCTTTAATCTTTTGAGATTGAGATGCTAAATCATCATTATTTTGTTTATTTTGATTTTCATAATGTTCTTTTAATTTATGAAAAGTAAACTTACGTAGCCAAATAGGCATATTATAAACTGTTTCCCAATCATATCCTCCTTGACCATGAAATACTATTTCATGTATTTGAGTAAATATAATGGATCTAAATTGAGGCGCTAGATCAGATGTCAGGCCAAAAAAAGCTAAGTCCAACTGGAATTGAGACTTTTTCGTTGCTCCCGTTGGGAAAAAAGGTCAGATCCACGTCTGGTTGCACCTCCTTTATATACTCCCTTAACGCTCTGGAGTCACGAGCTAGCATTGTGTCTACAAATTCTCTGATGTCTTTAGAATCACGGTTACCATTTATTGAAGTAATCATATATTTTAAGCGAGTAGATATATCTGTAGAAGAGTTTTTATTAATTTTCTTTAGACCGTCTGTTTCTGCTTTAATTTTCTTTTCATCATGATTTGTTAATAACTTAAATGTTATTCTTACACTAGTTGTAGGTAATTCAAAATCAAAATCATTAGTACCTTTATTAAACAATTTTTCGTTTAAAGGTTTATTATCAATTGCGGTTAAATCAATATTATATTCTTCTCCACCCCAACTAAACGAATAGTCTTTACCATATCCTAAGATACGAGCTGCTACTAAGACCGCGTTTTTATCACCAACACATAAATCATCATAATTTATATTGGATACAATGAGTGATTTGACTAACTCATCTAATACTGTACCTTTTTGTATATAGTTTTGGTTAGTTAAAATATCTTCTTCACGAGCGGTCATGTATTTCATTTCAATTTTTCCGCTTGATAAAGGAGATGATTCAGGATAGATTAATCCTAATGATGGTAACTCAACAATTTCTGTTGGGATGTTTAATTTATTTTCCATATCTTTTATTTGTTATAACTTTAATGTCTTATATAAATATATACAAAATTTGTTTTTATACAGTTAAAGTATCAAAAAGTAAGCGATTAGTTAAATAATTATCCCAGTATGTGTTTGAAGGTTTATATACTTGGTTAAATCCTTGAGCTCCACTACCTGTTACCCCTAGATTAATCCCAGTTATTACAGGATATGTAGTTATATTATCTGGATTAGTAGGTGCAAACAATAAGGATGTAGATAAAGCATCTGAGTTTTCAACGTCTAACCCAGTTTCATCTAATGTGTTGATTTGTGGATTCGTAGTTTCGTTTTTTAACTCATCATATTGTTCTAAATAAGAACTTGATGGGGTGTATGGGGTGATATATTGTGATGGGCCACTATTAAATTCACCTAGATAAACATGAGGGATTATAGGGTAGTTGTTTGGCTTATAAATACTAAGTGGTGGGGTTACATGGCTTAATGTAGATATTGCTGTACTTGTATTGTCTAAATTAGACCCAGTAAAAGCAAGTTGAATACTATTGTCTGAGTCAGGATTAAAATTATTGAAATAAGTATTATCTTGATTCCAGTTTGTATCATACTGTTCTGGTCCTCCAAACCCACCTAGATTTACTCCTTCTATAGCTGGGTAGTTGTTAGGGTATGCTATATTACTTGGTTGTATTGCTGTTGGGGAGTATTCAGAATTATCTAGATCTAGCCCTGTTTCTCCTAGTGTAGGTATTTGTGGACTATTAGGATCTTGAATAGGTATTGAGTTTAAATACGGGTTTTCAGAGTTATATGGCGATGTGTATTGTGATGAAGCACCGTTAAATTCTCCACTGGTTAATGCTGGGTAGATGTTGGGGTATGCTATACTATCAGGTACTATTGTTGTAGGATTAGAATTAGTATTAGTATTGTCTAACCCTGTACTAGATAGTGTATTAATTTGAGTACTATTAGGATCCTGTACTGGTATATTACTTAAATAAGTATTGTTTGCGTTATATATTGATTGGTAGTCATTTGGAGCTCCATTAAATGACCCTAAATTTACACTTTCTATTTCTGGGTAGTTATTAGGGACACTGTTACTATTAGGTATAAATGTTGTTGCATCAGCAAAAGCATTAGTATTATCTAATCCAGTTCTAAAAAATGTATCAGTTTGGGGGCTATTTTCTGATTGGATAGGGACAGTATTTAGATAAGTATTTCCAGTATCATATATACCTTGAAATATAGATGGAGATCCATTAAATTGACCTGTAACAAATGGTGGGAATCCAGGACTACCTAAATATGTTTGATTAAAAGGATATGTTTGGATAAATGAAGCAAAACTATTAGGGTCTAAAGTTAACCCAGTTAAATTCATATAATTAATTAAAGGATTACTTGAATTAGTTATTATATTATTATAGTTAAACTGACTATAGTACTTATTGTTTGGAGCCCAAATAGTAGTATATTGATTAGGTTGGAGTCCAAATTTTCCCATTCCTATTTGAGGAGTAGGGGTTGGGTAGTTATTTGGAAAAGTATTAGCATTAGGAACTGGGTTTGTAGTGCTTACATTTCCAGTATCTGCATTATCTAATGATGTTTGATCTAAAGTAGGAATTTGAGGACTATTTGGAGTCTGGATAGGCACATCAACTAAATAAGTATTGTCTGGGTTGTATATTGTTTCATATGGTGACGGAGCCCCTCTAAATTCTCCTAAATATACATCAGTTATAGTTGGGTAATTGTTAGGATAAGATATACTATCAGGTACTATTGTTGTAGAAGCATTACTACCAGTATTATCTAATGAGCTACTAGATAATGTTGGTAATTGAGGACTATTTTCAGTTTGAATAGGAATATTATCTAAATAAGTATTATTAGCGGTGTAAGTCAGTTCATATAAGGATGGGGCACCATTAAACTCTCCACTAACTAATGGAGGATAATTAGTTACCCAATCATATGTTGGAGCATCAATATTACTACTTTGGTTAAAATTTGTTATATCTAAGGCTGTATTGTCTAATGTATTTATTAATATGCTTCCATTATTAGGTTGGCCTATAGTTTCATCTTCATAAGTAGAATTTGGTAAATTACTTTGAATAAACCCAGATTGAGGATCATTAATAGGGGCATCGTTAGGAAAACTTCCTGCACTTAATAATGTTTGCCCTTGTTGTAGTCGTTCTAATAGATTCATACTATTTTATTATAAATATTGAAAAAAGAAAGCTCGCTAAAAGCGAGCTCTTTTTATTATTAAGTAGTGATATTAGAAGTTCAATATGCAGTAATCGACAGCTACAGTCATTGTGATGTTTACAGCGGTATCGGTAGTATCCCAGTTATAATCACCAAAGTTAGCGTCTTTTATAAATGCACCTTTAAGAATCCATTCACTTACTACGTCTCCAACAGGTCCTAAAACGTCTAATACTAAGTCCTTTTTATAGAAGTCAGAATATCCATCTCTACCTGTTACTGATTCATGGTGTAAACGTACCCATTCCATTACTGATTGGGCTCCAGAAGGTGTGATTGGGTCAAATAATGTCATTTGAACATCACCCCATACTGTTTTACCTTTAACTTTACGTTGTACGTTAATGTGGTTTAAAGGTACTTCACCTTGAGTTACAGTAATTGCGTTTACTCCCTTCACTATATAGCTAGGTACTCCATCCATATAAAGGATGAATCGGTTAGCTTGTTTAGGTTCAAATGCTGTGAAAAATATTTCGTTTGCGTCTAATATTGCCATGTCTTTTTATTTATTATAAATATCTATATAATTAATCCTTATGCTGGGAAAGTAGCTCCAGTTGGTGTAATATTGAAGTCTAAGTAAATAAATTCAGCAGTTTTTGTAGGTTGTAAATAAATTTGTCCTACCATTTGATTTTGATCAATTACTGTTGGAGTATTATTAGTATCATCCATTATTACTCGGAATGCATACAAACCTTGTCTTTGTTGAACTGATTCTAAGTATGGGTTAACTTGTGCTAAGAAGTTATTTCTTGTAGCTGCTGTATTTTGTTCAAATACTAAGTTGTTAGCAACTTGAGAAATGTAGTTCTTAAGAGCAATTAACAAGCGACGAACATTTACACGATCTAAAGCACTTGCTCTAGTTTGTAATGTTTTCTGTCCGTATACTACCACTCCAGTTCCTGGGAATGTAGCAATTGGGTTTATTTTTCCGTTATATAAAGTATCTCTATCACCTTGTGGTAAACGTCTTTCAGCTCTAATTACTTGAGATAATCCACCTCTGTTTATACCTGCTGGTGCGAACCATGGCTCAGAAACACTATCGTTGTAAGCATATACCCCAGCAATTACTGTTGAAGCTGGCACCCAAACATTTTGTCCTGAGTCTGGGTCTTGCACTTGGCACCATGGCCAATAAGTAGCAGCGTATGAAGTATTTCTAGCAGCAGCTTGGGCAGTTACTGTAGTAACACTTCCTGCTCCATAAGCAACCATATCTGTTACATAAATAGCATCTCCACGATTTTGGGTATTTGATATAATACTAGTCATTGGAGAAGAGTAGTCAGTATTGTACAGACCAGGTGTTAATATTACATTATACTTATAATCATCTTGGTTTGCTAATAAAGCAATCATGTTATCATAATTACCTGCTGTTAAACCTTGAGTATCAGTACTTCCAATTTGATCATAGAATTTAGCACCTGCTTTTATAGCACCAGATGCCCCACCAAATGACCCACTTGTATTAATTGGTAATGAACCTGTAAATAATGGGTTTGGGTTACCAGCATTGTTAAAATAGTTAGGTGTAGTTAAATTAACTGACTTAACTCTTACATAAGCTGAGTTGTTAGGGAAACTACCAGTTAATTGTAAGTATTTGGTACTAGTTCCACTATCTGTTCTTAAAGTGTATTTTTGGTCTCCAATTACTTTAGCTACATACGTAGAAGCAAATGGGTCTAATGATAAGTTAGTCCATGTTTCTAATACTGTTTGTTCTAAATTATTATCATTACCTTGACGAACCAATAAATCGAATGTACCAGAAGAAGTATTTGAGTTAACAATTTGCCATCTAACATTATCTGCCATGCCATTAGTTAAAGCTCCAGTTGAATCTTCAGATCCTGAGCTGTTCATTACAGTACCTTCAGAAATAGTTTCTAAAACAAATACTGGGGTTGTTGCACCACTTGCACTTACAATAGCACTACTTGAAGCTGGGGTGTAAGATCCTGTTACTACACGAGCAACTAATAATGAAATACCTCCGTTTTGGAAGTAGTTATAAGCTGCTATAGAGGTAAAGTAAGTATAAGTTTGGGCTGGGCTACCACTTGATAATGTAGTACCAAAAATTTGTTGGTATTGAGAATAAGAAGTAACTACTGTAGGTATCTCTACAGGTCCTTTCACGGTTGGGCCTATAATAGCGGCACCAACAGTTACAGGACCTCGAGAAACAAATGAAGTATCATTTTCTCTTGCTAATACGCCTGGTGATATTAGAGTTTCTGCCATGTTTTATTTGTGTATTAATTTTATTATAAATATCTTAAAAAACGTCAAAATCATGAAACCGGGATAAACTCTCCTTTTTCTAAATCAATATTTCCATCACCGTATTTTTCTTGAAGTTCTTTAGCTATTTTAGTTTCTTCTTCAACTTGTTTTTGAAGTTGTGACTTAAGAGCTTGCTTATCTAATTCTAAAAGTTGGATACGATACTCTACTGTTCCTAATGCTTGAACTAAGTTAGATTGATTAGTTTGAATTGTCTTTAAAGATTGAATTTCTTCTTGTGTTAAAACTTTGTTTTCCATAAAATTTATTTTTTGCTATTGTTTATTATAAATATTACGAAGAAGTTGGTAAGTTATTAATATCTGCTACTGTTTCTGAGGTTACTACAAGTTTGTTTCTGTTTGAAAATTTACTTACAAATGTTGTATCTTTTTGTATTGTGTCAGGTATAATATAACCATGCATTTTAAGAGTAAAAGTGCTTTTAACTATTCTTTCAGCATTGTCAGATAATTCTACAGTAGATGAGAATGAATCAATATTTGTTTTAAATTTAAAACGTTCAGGATCACCCCAATATGCATCAGAAGCATACTCAACTGCCTCAATTATTTTATTTAGTTGTTCATTATAGTAAGTAAATACAGCACAATCATATGTTACTGTTATATAATCAGGTACAACTGTAGCGTATAGTGTTTGTTCTGGTTTAATTCCATTAAGAATATTAAATTTACTATAGGCGTTTTGTTTACTATATTTTTTATTAGTTACAGCTATATTATTAGGTTGATTAGCATCTAGTTTATTTGCTAAGCCTCTATTTTTTTCAATACTATTTCTTTTAAACATTAATAACGGAGCCATTATTCTACCATTTAAATCTCTATAATATCCATCTTTTTGAAATGATTTCCATTTCTCAGGTGAGCCATAGATAACAGGTACAGGTATTAATTCTCCATTTTGTTTAACTGTTGGCCTAATAACATTTTGAAAGTAATACATCACAGCCCAGTCTAAATCTTCTAAACCTACTGAGAATGGTTTTATAGTATCATCTTTAAAAGATGTTTGTAGTGCTCTATTAGGTTGATTAGCATCATTAGGATTATCAGTAGGAGAAAATCCAGGACCACCTGGTGTAAGTGGTTCTTGTAAAGATTCACTTATTTCTCTTTGTGTTTTAGGTGTTACTTTTCTTTGGTTAGCCATTATAATCTTTGTTTAATAATATTAACACGATCTGCTGGTATGTAATGGGTCTCACATATTACACTTACATTATATCCAAAGTTTTCTAGACCTGGGTTTAGTGGGTTTTGAGCGTATGGGTAGTCAGGGTCTTTGCCTGCGAAGAATTGTTTGATATTTGTATTATCAATTTCAAAATATGATTCTTGGTATAATAATACATCTCCAACTTCAGGATGGACATTAGTATCTACTAAATCATCTCTTAAGAAAGCCGCTTTAATACTCCAGTTAAAGTCAACACCAAATTCACTTGTAGGACTTGTATTATCACCTACAGTAATTAAAGCATTTAATAATACAGGACCATCGAAAAACTTACCACCTGATGCTTCTCCATACATGTTTACTTTAGTTTTATCTAAAACATATTTGTAAAATGCTATTTGTTGAGTAATAACATCTCCCATCAACTCACGGTTGATTTTTCTAAACATTGAAATGTCTCTACTGCCTCCAAAAAGTGCCATTATCCTATGTATATTACCATTGGTACATTACTAATTTCTTGTCTTCTAAAATCACTCTCTTGTGAACGTCTTTCTAATAACGCTTTTTTAGAAGTTTCATCAAAATATAATCTTAATCTTTCTATTAAAGCTGTTTTTTCCGCGGTAGCTGCTGATAGTAAGTCTGATTGGTTTAATGTTAGAGTTTGATCAGGAATAGGAACTGTAGAGTATTTACCTCTAACATATCCTAGCATTTCTTTACATAATGCTAAACAATATTCATATATCCATTGTCTACCAACAGAATTAATTTGAGTATAAACGGGGTTGCCATATGGAGCATTAGAAGGATTTGTAATACCACCTGGTGTTATTAATCCGTTTGTTAATCTTTCTTGTACTTTAATGTATTCAAAGAATAAAAATCCATCTCTAACATCACTGTCTGACGGTATTGGGAATACTTTTATTTTATTGTTTACAATGTTAAATGTGTAAGCAGATAAGCGAATTGTATTACTTAATTCTATACCTTGTACTACAGCGGCATCATAAGCCACAGGCATCATTAAGTATCCACCTCCATATCCACCACCATACATTCCTCCATATAAACCAGCTGCTGGTACTCCTCCTAGTCCTGCAAATCCTCCAAATGGAGCGTACATTTGGCTTACGGCTGGTAGGCTTTGATAGAATACAGTTTTGATTTCTATTCCACCAGTAATGTTATTATTAGTAGCCCATGCTGCTAAGTCATATTCTTGTACACTTGAAGTTAAAGCTAATGCTCCACTATAATAAGTTATATTTCCACCTGCACCTGCTTCTGAAGCATATTGTTGTGAAAGGCGTACTATATTGCCCATATTGGGCGTAATAAGCGTGTTATTTAAATTTGAAGACGTAGGTGCACCCTCTAGTGATAACATATTATCTCGCACTTGATAAGCGTAGAGTTCATTACCATATGTAGTAACTGCTTCTTCAAAAGCAGCATAGAAGTTTAAATCTTGTAATTCAACTTCCATAATAGGATATCCTAATCGACGAGCAACAAATGTAGTTACTTTATCAGCATCGATTTGAAATTGGTAGTCATAGTCATAGAATCCAAATGGAGTTGCTCCAGGGATAAATGAACTAGAACCAGGATATATAGGAATATTCATGTGTTAGATTTTGTTATAAATATTAATATAGAGCATTCCATATAGTACCATCATAAAAATATGGTTTTGGAGGTACACTTGATGATACAGCAAATGATCCTGTTGCTACTCCAGATGGAAGTGGTGATTGTGGGGTAAGTGTTAATATGTTTGATATAGTTACACTTCCTGTTATTGTTAAGTTATTTGTAAATCTACCCGATCCACTTACATCTAGAGTAAAGGCAGGAGTAGCCGTTCTAATACCGACATTACCACTTGAACTTATGTTAATATGTTGTGCTGTTGTTGAACCTGCTCCTAATGAAAATAATGATTGACTAAGTCCTGTAGTTATGTATGCTGTTCCTCCATTATATGGAGTTAGAATGTTTATAGCGTAGTTGGTGTTGTCTTGGGGTAGAAATCTCCATGTAGCAGTTTCTCCAGCAATAGTACCTAACAACCATTCAACATTAGGTGTATTTACTCTATGTAACAATCTATGTTGTCTTCCTGAGGATATGCTTGAGGAGGCAAATAAGATACCTACTCTATTATTAGCATCAACAGAAGTTAAAGCTAATGGTAAACTTGAATTGGATGATCCAGATGCATCTATTTGTAAACGATATCCGTTATCTGTAAATGTTCCTCCGTTTTGGAGTGTAAGGTTTCCTGTTGTTGCAAAGAATTGTGCGTATTGTGAAGTGCTTCCAACAAAGAATTTTAATGGCGCTAAAGATGATACTGTTTTCAGTTGTGTTTCTGCCGATGATGCAAATAAAACATCAACATCTCCTCTTTTTAAGTACACTTGATTCGTGAAATTGACAGAGGCATTACCTACTAAATTAATCCAATTATTTTTAACACCTGTAAAAGCACCATTTGTAAAAGTTGGATTAATTTCTAACCCCACTAACACATCGTTATTAGCAGATGCGCTTAATGAAGAGCTAATTAACATTGTTCTAGCTATAGAGCTAGTAGCTATAGTAGTACCTCCTAAGAATAATGAACCAGAGTTGGTTGAACCAGTAGCGTTTACTTGTAGTCGGTAGTTATTATTTGTAAATGTTCCTCCACTTTGGAGAACAAGATCTCCTGTGCCAAACATTTGTGCAATTTGAGTACCTGTTGAATTATATATTCCTAAGTTCGTTACACCAAAAAATAAATTATTTGTATACGTACTAACTGCTACAAGTACTCCATTAAACCATCCGTTTCTAAATCTATTTGCACTTACACCTATATCCCAATTACCAGTTGATGCTGGGAGAATATTAAATGATCTTATTGAGCCAGATACATCTAATAAGATTGAAGATGATGGTGATGTTGTTCCAATACCTACTGCCCCATTATCTAATACTACTAAACTTGCACTTGCGTTTGTGTTTTCTACTTGTAGTGCTGTTGTAGCACTTGTAGCACCTGAGCCTCTAATACCTAATCTTGCACTTAAATCAGTTGATGTGCCAAAACCGAAATTACCACCATTAAAATAACTAAAATTAGAAGTAGATCTAATAGCTAAACGAATAGCGCCTCCTGAATATAAAAACATTTCTGCAGTATTGTTAGAAGCTCCATCTCTTGTTACTTGGAATAATGTATTTCCTGTTGAGCTTCGTAATAAAATACCTTCATCATTAGAATTAGCTTGAACTGTTAATGCTTTTGTAGAACTAGTTGTTCCAATACCAACATTACCACTACTACTAACAAATAATGAACTAGTACCAACTAATAATTGAGTACTAGCAGAACTACTAATAACAGTTGAACCTGTTACAGTTAAACTACCAGTAGGTATAATTACACTACCAAACAAAGTTTGAGTATCATTAGCACTATCTCCTAATGTATTAGAACCTGTTGAATTAATTGTTGTATTAATCTGTAATACATTGATAGAAGCAGTACCTAATACTGTTACATCTCCTGATACAATAGCAGATGACATTGTAGTAGCTCCTGTTATAATTGCACTACCTGAGAATATCGCTGGGCCTATGTTTGTAAAAGTAGAAGATCCAGATACTAAAAATGATCCTGATACTTGTAAGCTAGAGGTAGTAGCATAAACGCCTCCTCCTATGTTAGCAAATGGTTCTGATGGTCCTGCTACACCTTGTGGTCCTACTGGTCCTTGAGGTCCAGGGTTATTTACTT